GATAATGATGCTGAAAAGGTAGACAAAATAGTAAAGAAAATAGCAAAGGAAGTAACAATAGATAAGAGCGTTTAAAATCTAAAATGTAAAAAGATATAAAATTAAATATACACTGGCAACGAATCAATATCAATTACTTCTGATGGAATTTCTTTTTTAGTATATTCAAATGATTTGAACTCAGGTCTCTCTAGTTGTGCTTGAGGAGTATGTCTATGTACGCATCTAGCAATCATTTTGTATAATTTAAAATCTGGGTATCTATCAGCCCCATTATTTTTATATAATAAGTTAATATCCTTATCGTCTAAACACCATTCAACAATTAATTTTTTTACAGGGTCGCAATTTTCTAGATTTTTAATTTCACTCATATCATAAATTAAATAATCAAAAATGGAACAAGCTAATCTACATAAATCAAAACTGTAATTAGGTTCTAATCTAGGTTTTTTATCGTTAAAATATGGCTCCGTATTATATTGTGTTGCGGCATCGCCGCCAGTTTGAAAACTATCACTACAAAATAATTTACCATTATATTTATAAATACTTCTTCCAAAATCTATTATCTTAAATAATCTGCCATATGTTGGAACTTTATAATATTTTTTTTTATAACAGTAATATAAATATTTTTTATCTGTTGTATTATACATTACATTATTTGTATGAAGGTCATTATGTGTAAAGGCAAATGTTTTTTGATAAGTAATTAATATCATAATAATTTGCATAAGCGCGGAAAACCATTCATTATCATCTTTTAATTCGTCTGATAAAATAAGGTCGTCAAATGTGCTTTCACAGTATTCCATACCAATTACATGAACTGGAAATTGTGGAATTGTAGCCTCAATTTTTTCTTCAATATCAGTGTCACTATCAGTGCCTTCATCGGAATCAACGTCTTCCCATTCTTCATCTTCCCCAATATTTTCCGAATTATTTGATTCTTCATAATCCTTATTATCACTATTTTCTGATGATGTGTGTGAGCTTCTAGAAGAACAAGTAGAACTACTTTTAATAGTTGCGGTTTTACAATTATTTTCAAGAATATTTAAGTTAGACATATCAATTAACTCATTGTTATCTAATTCTTTTAGATTTTCTGCATTTAAATCATTATTTTCAAAAATTTCTTCAAAAATTTCTTCATCAAATGATTTTATAGACAAATTAGATTTTGCGCTTGAGTTGTATTCTATTTTTATGGGTTTTTTCTTTTTATTTTCATCAGGAAAAATATGGTCATAATTGTTAATTTGAAATAATACATTTTTATTTTTATTAAAAAAATCAGAATTTGTTAAGTATTCTAAATCATCAAAAACATTTAATTTATAATTATTTTTAACAGCAAGAAATGAGCCATAATAATCTAGACCATGTAAAAAATTATGGGTTTGGTTAAGACTACTAGTTAAGTATATAAAAAAACCATCTACATATGCTGAATTATTAGGGTCTACAAATTTAGGATTAACAGTTGTTTCATCAGAATTTATATCTGGTAGCTTAAATAAATCTTTATTTGTAATATCATATTTACCAATTAAGTATTTATATGGGTCTAAAAGAGGTGCTAATTTAAAAAATACATCTTTATCTTTTGTTTTTTGTGTGTTTATGTTTTTAATTCTACAATTGAAAAGATTACTATTTTCTTCATCACCTTCCTTAATACCTGAAATATACCATTTATGATTTAGGTTAATACTATTCCAATTCGTCTCATTTAACGAGAAAAATCTTTTATAAATTGGAATATAGTTTTGGGTTTTAGAGAGAAATAAGTTATTGGAATCTTCTAAACTTTTAAAAAGTTCTACATTTTTCCTTTTTTGATAATTTAGTTCAACCATCATTAGCTATTTAATATATAAATTCCCTATTATTTAAACTTATTTATTGTTATTAAATATTATATTTAATAAAAATTGAAATGAAATAAATAGATTATTGTATTTTATTCTATTAAAATGACTATTTGCATTAATGAAAATTGTAATAAAAAGGCGACCTTTAATATGCCAGGTGAAAAGGCAAAATATTGCGCGGCACACAAAGAGCCTAATATGGTAGATGTATTAAATAAAAAATGTGAATGTAATAGTTCACAACCTAGATGGAATTTTCCTGGTTTAAAACCTATTTGTTGTATTTTATGTAAAAAAGAAGGTATGATTGAAACTCATAGAAAAAAATGTTTTTGCGGAAAAGTTAGACCTACATTCAATTTTGAAGGATTAAAGGCCGAGTTTTGTAATTCTTGTAAAAGTGACGGAATGATTAATGTTATAGATGAACGATGCTTTTGTAAAAAGCTAACAAGTCCAAATTTTAATTATGAAGGGTTACAACCTAAGTATTGTTTTGAATGTAAATTGCCAGATATGGTTGATATGCGAAATCCAAGATGTGGTTGTGGAATAAGACCAAATTTTAATTTTGAAGGACTTAAACCAAAATTTTGCGCTATGTGTAAAGTGGATGGAATGATTGATTTAGTTCATAATATGTGCGTTTGTGGAAAAGCTCAACCAAGTTTTAACTATGAAGGTGATATAATAGCAAAATATTGTATTAAATGTAAATTAGATGGAATGATTAGCAAAAATAAATTGTGTTATTGTAAAAAAGTTCAACCAAATTTTAACTATGAAGGATTACATGCAAAATATTGTGTTCAATGTAAAAAAGATGATATGATTGATGTTAATCATAAAACTTGTAAAACTAATTTATGTCCTACTAGGCCTCAAGATAAATTTGAAGGATATTGTTTAAGATGTTATATTTATAATTTTCCAGATAAACCTGTTGCTAAAAATTATAAAACAAAAGAATTTGCAGTAGTAGAATTTGTTAAATTATGGTTTCCTAATTTTACTTGGTTAGCAGATAAACAAATTAAAGATGGTTGTTCTTCTAAGCGTCCAGATTTACTGCTTGATTTAGGTTATCAAATTATTATTGTAGAGGTAGATGAAAACCAGCATAGTAAATATGATTGTTCTTGTGAAAATAAAAGATTAATGGAACTATCACAAGATTTAGGTCATAGACCTATTATATTTATTCGTTTTAACCCAGATGATTATGTTAATATAAATAATGAGAAAATAAGGTCTTGTTGGAGTATTACAAAAAAAACCGGAATTGTTAAGATTGAATATAAAAAAGAATGGAATAATCGTTTAGAATGTTTAAAGGAACAAATAAATTATTGGACTCAACCTGAAAATAAAACAGATAAAACACTAGAAATAATTCAATTATTTTATAATCAAAATATTTAAATAACTATAAATAATTTAATAAATGCGTATTTTTTTTCATTAAAAAAAGATAAATATAATATATGTCGCTAGAATTAAAAAAATTTGATATGAAATCTATTAGCTTTAAGCCTAACGAAAATAAAGGACCAGTCGTAGTCCTATTGGGGAAGAGAGATACGGGCAAATCATTTCTCGTAAGGGATTTGCTTTATTACCACCAAGATATACCAATAGGAACAGTAATTTCAGGCACAGAAGAAGGGAATGGTTTTTATACGAAAATGGTGCCAAAACTGTTTATTCATAATGAATATAATACAGCAATTGTAGAAAATGTTTTAAAAAGGCAACGTACAGTTTTAAAACAGATAAAAAAAGAAATGGAAACATATAAAAAAAGCACAATAGACCCAAGAGCATTTGTGATATTAGATGACTGTCTATATGATGCGACTTGGACGCGAGATAAATTGATGCGTCTTTTATTTATGAACGGGAGACATTGGAAGATAATGTTAGTGATAACAATGCAATATCCATTAGGTATTCCTCCAACTTTGAGAACAAATATTGATTTTGTTTTTATTTTAAGAGAAAATTATATTGCGAATAGAAAAAGGATTTATGAAAATTATGCTGGAATGTTTCCAACATTTGAGTCATTTTGTCAAGTAATGGACCAGTGTACTGAAAATTATGAATGCTTGGTGATAAATAATAATTCAAAGTCTAATAAACTTCAAGACCAAGTTTTTTGGTATAAAGCAGAAAATCACAATGATTTTAAATTAGGTTCAAAAGAGTTCTGGGAATTATCTAAAGGAATTACGGATGACGATGAAGAAGAAAAATATGACCCAAATGCTATTAAAAAACGTGGTGGAGGTCCAAAAATTAGCGTAAAGAAAACAAAATGGTAAAATATTTTAACATAATTAAATATTATATTAAAATATAATGGCATATCAGGGAAAGCTACCATATAGCCAAAGAATGGAAACAATGACACATCAGTCTTCATATCACACAGACGATGTTTGTGGGTCAAATTTACATGGTTTAGCAACTACGCTAGAATTCTTAGCTCAAAACAATAAAGTTAAGGAAGGTTTACAACAAATATCTAGATGTATTAATGCTAGAAAGGAAGAAATAGAAAAACGTTCAGTTCCTGACCCAGCTCATAATGCTGTTGTTGTATCATTATCAAGATTATATAGGTCTTATTCTTTATTACTACACCGTGATGCCGAAACACTTAAGTCTGCGCTAGTTAGATTTAGTAATGCTTCAAATTTTTTTAGAGTATTTTTAGGTAATCTTGAATTAAATGAAAAAGGTGGTAGAAAATTATATAAAAAATCACGCAGACATAAAACATATAAAAAATCACGCAAACACAAAACACATAAAAAATCACGCAAACATAAAACATATAAAAAATAAATATCTAAAGTATATTATTTATAAAATTAATAAATAATATATTATTTAAGCCTTTTTAGTAGCAAATGGTCCACTAATAAGTTCACTTTGGCCGTGGTCTGTATTTCCAGTTACAATGTTCTCTCCTTCAAATAGTTCGGAACGAATATCAGCAGCAGAAATTGTCTCATTATCTTTTGAAAAGGATGTAGAAGAATTAGTAACACCAATTAAGTTTCCTTCATTATCAATTGATTGAGTTAATGTATTTCCAGATTTTTCAGCATTCTTAATATTCTCTTCAATTGCTTTTTGTTTTGTTTCTTTAACTCTTTGGTCGAAAGCAGCTTTAGCATTAGATTCATTCTTGGTCTTTTCGTGCATTAATTGATTTAATTCCTCTTCCATGTACTCAACCCGTCCAGTTTTATAAGCTTCAGGCTCCCAAGGCATCCATAAACCAACAGGTCCAACATAAACATCATGACTGGGGTCAATTTCTCTTAACATTTTACATCTAAGTTCAGCTTCTTCAACAGTAGGATAAACTCCCCTAATCTTTATTCCTCTTGTAGAAGTTTGAAATTGATTATTAATTCCAAATGTTTTTTCAAGGTCTTCTTCATTATTGTCAAGAAAAGTTTTATACTCATCTTTCATACTTGTTTTTGTTAATGTCTCTTTTTCTTCCTTAACAAACTCTTTAAAATCATTTGTTAAATCATCAAAATTCATATTGTATTTAAATGAAACAAAATTTAAAAATTGTATAAACTTTTCCATAGATTTATTTAAATCCCACTTCTTTAGGAATTCTTCAAAAAAGAAAATTTCCTTTTGTTTTAAAATATTTTCAGGAGAAACAAAAGAAACACACGCGAATTTTTGTCCAGCAATTGGCTTATCTTCTTCTAGTAAATCAACATATTTAGAGTTTTGTTTTCCGTTATTCATCTTTCTCTCAAATCCGGTTTTTTTAGAACTCTTTTCTTTAGAATGACTCATTTAATTTAAATAAAGCAAAATATTTAAGTTTTTTATCGCAAATATATATATTTTTTTCTTTTTATTTATTATAATGGAAGGTTTAATTAATGTTGGAGAACTTGTTAAAAGAATAATCAAATATCTTGTTGAAGGTTTAATGGTTGCCATTGCTGCTTATGCTATTCCTAAACGTTCTTTGAATGTTGAAGAAATTATCTTGATTGCCTTAACTGCCGCTGCTACTTTTAGCATTTTGGATACTTATATTCCATCTATGGGTGTAAGTGCTAGAACTGGTTCCGGTCTTGGCATTGGAATGAACTTGGTAGGATTCCCTGGAGGTCTCTAAATTTATAGCATAAAAGTTATTAAATAATTTTATAAAATTTATCATAAAATTATTAATTTTATAAATTAATATGGTTTTTAATATTTTAAATATTTTTTATAATTTAATATTATATATTGATGCCAAAAAAAATTAAAAGTAAAAAAACTAAAAAAAGATATGTAAAAACAAAAAAAAATATAAAAAAATCAAGAAGAGGAGGTGTAAAAACTAAAGAACAAATTCAAAAAGAAATAATAGAAAGAGGGACACCTATAACAGACCCTATTGAATTAAGTAGATTAGAAGAATCTGATAGAATTATAGAAGAAAGAGAGAGAAATGACAATGAAATAAAAAGAATAAACGCTGATTTAGAAAAGCAACGAATTAATACAATAAATAGTATTCCAACAACACCTATGAGTGAAAAAGATATTCAAAGACAAAATAGAGAGAATGAATTACATAATAAACGTGTTAATAGTTCAGCCGCAAAATCAAGGAAATTGAGATTTGCTGATTTAGGTGGTTCAAAAAGAAGAAAATATAAAAAAATGAGAAAAACAAGAGGTGGTAATAGAATTGGTGGAAATAATATAGGAGCTAATTGTAATGACCCAAATTTTTCAATTTATAACACAAATTTATTGAAATTATTTCCGTATAAAGGAGGTGATTTACAAGTAGATGACATATATAAAAATAACGAAGGTCCGCAATTTTAAAATACTTTAAATAGTAGAAATAAATTCCCAATCTAATTCTTCACAGATTTTTTTCCATATTTGGTCTTGTTCTACTCTTTTCTCTCTATCTTTCAACATGGGGAAGTCTTGTAAATATTGAGTTTCTCCTAACAACTCGCAAAGTTTGTATGCGGTATAGTAGTAGTTTAAAAAATTAACTCTGTCATCAGGGCAATATTTAGAGTAAGGTGATTGTAATTCAATAAAAAGATTACAAAGCGTTTCTTCTAATTCAGGTGACATAACAGGTGGTTTAATTCCCAATTTATCTTTAATAAATGGTATATGTTCGTAATATTTATTAAATCCTAATTTTTTTAATATTTCTTTTGTTTTAAGATTTGTTATTTGTTCTAACTCAATTCTCTCTTTTTTGATTTGTAACTTAATATTTTCAATGACTTCAGGAGGTATTTGAGTCGTTTCTTTACCTTGAAATTGAGCTAATATTTCTTTAAAATGATTAATTCTTTTATAAGCATAAAAGCATACTTCTTTAGGTGGTTCTTTATAAGAAGGTTTTTCATTTTCAATCAAATAAGGAATATTTCTAGAGCAATTATTACAAATTAAAATTCCTTCATCTTCAAGAGGTATTAATTCACCTTTGTAACAATATTGACATATATCAGTTTGACAAACAAAAGAGTTAACATCTAAAAAAATATCATCAATATTACATAGATATTTTTGTACAATATTATTATTTTTTGTTTGATTTACAATATTTATAGTATTGTCTTGTTTAATTTTAAAAAAATTATTAAGCAATTTATTTTTATTTGAAATATCAGGTGATGACTTAGATGATATATTTTTTTTATTTTCAAAATAATCAAAAATAAATTTAGAGTTATCTAAAAAATATTCTTTCTTTTTAGCTTTAAGTTCTTTAATTGTATTTTTGATTTCTTTAATACGGTCATTAATATCTAATTTTTGTTCAATTGTTATTTTTTCATCCAGATTTTTTAATTTTAGTTCTAGTTCTTTTTTTTCAGTTTTTAAATCAGGAATTCTATCAATATCATTTTTAGAAAATTCATTTAAAAATTCTTTGTGTTTACTATCTAAAGTAATTGATTTTTGTTTGTTAAATTTAATTTTTTTATTAGTTTTAGGCTTAAAACTAGGCATCTCTCTTTAATAAGAAACGCATTATTTATTTAATTAATAATAATGTTAAAATATATTTTAAACAAGTTTAAACCCAATATTACTTTTCTAATTTTTATTTAAATGGACATAAAAATTAAAATGGATAATTATTTAGAAAATAATAATATAAAAATAGATAATATTAAATTTCAAAAAATGTTATTTCTTTTTAATGCTATTGAAGACGGGTGGTCTATTAAAAAGAAAAATAATTCATATGTATTCTCAAAAAATCATGAAGGCAAAAAAGAAGTATTTGAAGATAATTATTTAAACCAATTTATGAAAACAAGTTTTGATATGAAATCTATTATTTCTTAGATGATAAATTGTCATATTATTTTTACAAATCCTATTGTAACTAATTTATTTTTTTTACACATTTTGGCAATTAAAATTACTTAAATGATTTCACGATGTTTGTAGGAATTTACATATTGTATTAGACCTTTTCTCATTTAAAACATCCATTATTATACATATATTTTTTACTAAAATAAAAAATTTATATAATATGTAAAAGAATTACATATTATATTTCCAGATTTAAAAATTTTTATATATACTTGGAATATATTTTGCCAATAATATTAGTTGGAGAAATTTAATTATTAATGAATAAAATATAAATGATAAAATTATTTATGATTATTTTGATGATTTGCACCTTTTCTCATT